CAGCCTTACGACGCTGAACCAATGGATCAGAATCGGAGGCAGCTGCCGGGGTCACGAAGCTTTGAAGCTGCATGAGGTCGACAGTGGTATAGGCTTCTTTTCCGAACACAAAGCCAGTATGAACCGAAACGCCGTTGGCGCCAGGAAACAAACCAAGAGTCGTGGTCGAGATTGAAGTAATGGTCGTAACTGCGGTGTTGTTAGCAATCGAGCTTTGTTGCAGGTAGTAAGCGCCAGTGTTCGCGGTTGCACCCACTTGAGAGGCGTACAAATCCCAGGTGTAACCAGACACGTTGGGGCTTGAGCCAGTTGCGCTACCCGACGAACCAGAGGCGACGTTGAAAGTTCCGTTGGCGGTCACGCGGTCATGCACTCCGGTGTTGGGATTTTGACCAACAAAGAAGAAGTTGTACGTGCCGGTAGCCAAAGAACCGCCCGAGGTCGATCCGGTCAGGGTCGTATTAGCAATACCAACCAAAACAGGAAGGAAGTTCGAGCGCATCCATCGAACACCAAACCACATACCAATCTCTCCATTGTAGAGAGCCTTGATATTTGAGTAGCTAGAGGCGTTCACAAAGGTCGTGTCGCCCATGATGTCCATTTCAACAGAAGGATCGATGATCCCAATGTAGTTCTGGCCGTCATATTCCATAGCTCCGGCGTTACGAAGGGTCGCAACGGCGCTTTTGGCAACAGCGGTGTTCAGAACAAAAGAAGTGGTCAGGGCCGAACGAGAAGCTGCAAAAGCAGAACCGTTATGGCCATAGGTGATGTTCGTTGCTGAGTTGATCAAGACCTTGATAATTTCGCGGTCCACAACTTCAGCTGCTTGAAAGCCCATCAATTCAATGCCTTTCTGAAGCACAGGATGTTTGATGGTCAATTGAGCAACATCGGTGATGTTCACATAAGCGCCCCACTGATCAGCGGTAGCCGAAACAGTCGAGATGCTCATGCTGGTGTTATCAGGGGTTGAACCGTCGGTCAGCGAGCTAACCGGGAGATGCAAACGATCATAACGGGTGTATTGAAAGGTTTTCGACGATCCGGGAGGCAATACTGCCTTGTCTCCGAATTGTTGAAAGATGACTGCTTTTTTTGCAATCATCAAAGTTTTTTCTGCGATGTAGGTAACAGCGTCGCTAGAAAACGCGCTGAAACCTTGGTTTGTTACTGCCATGTTCCCTCCAAAGGAAGTTTAGAATTCGATGTTAGATAATCTTTGTTCCATCTCTTCCAAGGTTAGTGCTTTCGAGCTTTGGCTAGCCGTGCTGCCAGTAGCTTGCGGAAGCACCTGAGCTGGAGGGGCATCAACGCTTTTGGTTTCTTGCGTCGGTTGTTCTTCATCTTTTAAGAGTGCCTCTGAACCCTTCAAAAAGTGAAAGATCTGATCCCTAGAGAACATGTTGCCTTGCCGCCTTTGCTGCTCAAGCACACGCTCAACATCGGGGAGCCATTTTTCACCCTCTTTTTTGCGGGTCGTAAGGAACGCCATTCGATCAGCCTTGTCGGCTTGATCAAATAGCAACGCATTGGTTTCTTTAATGCGCATCTCTTGGTTTCGAAGATAGTTATACATCCCAGGATTTTGATCCTTGAGGGCTTCGATTTCCGGAGGAAGTCGTTCCACTTTCGGTTCACCCTTTGGTTGCATAGTAGCGTTCAAAACCTGCCTAAGAGCATTAACCTCTGCCTCAGCCTTAAGTCGTTTTTGGACCTCTTCAGCCAGTCTGTATTTTGGAATTGATGTTTGCCCACCCGCCGATTCGGTGTGCCCGTTGTCTTGCTCGGCCATAAAGCCTCCTTTTAGTGCAGAAGTCGCACAGTAAGTGTATTACGCGTCTACCCCGCGTTATTTAAATTATACGGTATGTAATCTTGAAGGTGTAGCAGGTTTGGAGCTGTCCACACCGAAAACTGCGACAATATTTGAACACATCTGTAGGCCGAGTAGCCTCCCTTGAAGCCGAAATAAATCCTTTTCAGACTCGGCCCTACAGATCTCAGACAGGATCGATGCCTTGTACGATTCGATAGCTTTCAAGAAGATGCGATGGAACTCGCAATTTCTTTGATCAAAAAGTAGGTGCTTATCTTCCTGTGTAAGCATTAACAACCCTTTTTAGGTTTAACGATTTTTTTCTTTTTCTTCGCTGCCATAATTCCTCCCCGTTATACACCCATTCCGCGCATCAAATCTGATTCTGATTTTGGATTTGCGAATTGAGATTTGTTTCCTACCATTCCGTTTACACCACTTTGACCGGAATTGGAATCCAGCATCTGCATTTGACCCTTCAAGGCTTCCATCTGAACCTTCTGCTGTTTCTCATAATCTTTGGCCTGCATCTGAGCTTGATGGATCTCAATGTGTTTTATGATGTTCAGCTTATCTTCGGGTTTTAGCTTTTTATCTTCCAAGATAGCGACATGAGATTTGATGTGTTTTTCATCGTCATCACCGTTGTTGGTTTTCACATCTTGTCCCTGTTTAAGGGCGATGTTTTCAATATCGGGATCGACGGTCTTTTGATCTCTTACTGATACAAAAATATCTTCAAGCTGATCGAAGTTGAATGCTTTTTTCACAACGATCTGGAATAGCTTTTTAAGATCGATCTCATTAGGCATGAACTGAGAAGCTTGTATTGCAAGATTGTACATGTTCAAAAGTTGCTGACTCTTGATGTTTGATGCCTGCTCCTCCGATAGTCCTTTCCAAATAAAATCAGCATCTCCTGCTAAGTCAGAGGGCTTTACCATCATGTTGGTGTACTGACCGATGTCTGGACCATGGACGCGAACGACGTAGTCTTTTTCCATATATTGCTGCAACAAAATGTGGATCATCTTGCACATAGGATTGTAGACATCTGCCTCATCGTTGTAGGCATCAACAGACATTGCTGACTGTACTTCCCGCTCAACAGCTCCTGCATGTGTTGCTGTTCTTACTTTCCCCGTAAGTTGAGGTGCGATACCTGGGGAGTTCTCGGATACCTGTCCGATAATAGATCTTATCTCCTGCATTCCTTGGTATCCGATCGATGAGACATCTTGGAAGGTTTGGAATTTGATACCTGCGGGGCTTCCGAGCCATTTGGCACCGGGTTCAATTTTAAATGAATTCACATCTCCCGCTAATCCTGGATCGATCACAACGATCGGGTTTAGGGTATAGGTGAGAGAGTCCATTGTTTGATTTCCAATGTCGTTAATTTGATACTGTAAGGATCTAACTAGCTCTGACAAAGATCTTCCGTAGAACTCTTTAGCGGGCATCTTTGCATAACGACCAACGACGTATGGAGGTTTCTGGAACCACAGCGGGTTTCGTCTTATCTCCACACACTCTTGTTGGTTTGCAAACGTAAGAAGACAGGGTACAAATTCTCCTTCGTTGATATCAAAATCAGCCCACACTTCGGTTAGATAAATGCGATCGTCCGTGAATTGATCACTTTTAGTGATGCCCATCGTCTGCAATCGATACAGATCAGAGTAGCCCTGCTCTAAAGAATAAAAATTCATCGCAGGTACATTTTCTATTTTGTAGTAGCGTTTTAAATCTTCAGCCTCTCTTTTTAGGACCAAAGAGTCTTCAAACACAACTTCTACCTCGTCTAGAGTCGATGCGGTCTCAGGGTACACGTACCATTTAAGAAGATCTTTAACTTCGAGTTTCACTCCGTGAACAAGGGGGACTTTGTCTTGTTTAGTTTTCCCGTTTCTATCCTTGTAGAACATGTCCTTCATTTTGGATTTGAAGTGAATTTTTATAGGGGATGTTCCATAGAGAACCTTTTGAAGATTGTACCTGGTTGAAACATCATAAATGTTGTTTGTAATAGTAAGTTCTCGTTTAACGGCAGCTCGGATTCTAGGAAGGTTTTGATCTTCGATTGGAGACTGGGGATCGGAGGATAGCACATGAAACCAGGAGTCAGTATCCGGCAAGGAGACTGCTGTGTGCTTAGAGGCTGTGGTGTCGATTTGTTTTCTCATCTCAGGAATAAATATATTTGCCCTACCCTGATACATTTGGTTGGCATCTAGTTTACAAGAGTAGAGGTTGTAGTCGTCGCGCCATTCAGATTCTTTTTGGATTCTATTTCGACGAGTCTCGTTGATACATTCAAGGAGCTTTTTGGCTCTAGATTTTATTTTATCGTTTGATGCGTAATTTTTATCCCATTCGACTTTCATCGAAATTCCCTCCGGTATCCTGTGTGTTTATGAATGATGACATCCTTATTATTCACTAAGTTTGCAAGTGAGGAAAACTTCTGTTTTTCAACAATGAAAATACAAGCATACCTTAGTGCATCTTGTCCGTGATCATAGAAACCATCTTTTCTTGGATCGTCTTTGCCTTCTTCACGAGCGTAGCCTCCATTGAGGCCCTCGATAAGATTTTGACACCTTGGGTGAATAAGAAAGTTCGGCTCTCCGGTGTCTTGTCTGATGGTGTCCATAAGACCCTTGATATGTCTTATCCCTTCGTTGATTGTGGTTCTTCGATAGCGTGGATAGATGTGGAACGAGTTTAGGATTTGAACTGAAGTGACACCTTTATCGGATTGATCTGATCCTCTTGGGTCACAATAATCGGCAAGAGAGTATGGTTCTCCAAAAAGGTCTAGTTGCCGAGGCATGACCATCTCACGCACGAAATCGTCTAGGTAGATTTGTTTTCCAAGACATTCAGCTAAAACTCGGACTTGGTTATTAACAACTTGCATCCAGCAACAAAAAGGGTGGTTGTAGCCAAAGTCCCATCCACGAATAAGGGGCAGGTTTCTTATGTACTCAATTGATTTTACAAATGGGCCTTTTCGAAATTGTGGGTACACTGCCCTGCCTGTGTGAACCCGTCCAAACTGACCATACAAAAATCTCTGCAAGGTCTCGTCTGAATAGATAGTTTTCAATTCCTCGATGTACCCATCGGGGAGATTTTCCATGTTCTCAAAAGTTGAGTTTTGGAATACTTCTAAATCTTTTGGTTTTGTAAAAATGAGTTGAGGAATCCAGTGATCCTCATCCGTGGGGTTCATAGCCAGCATGGACTGGTATCTTGGCCTTCCACCGTCGGGTAATTTTTGCCTCATCCGATCCTTAAGACGATCGTAGATGTCTTTGCCGATCTCGTTTGCTTCATCGACAAAGAAGCCTGAAATTTCCATAGATTTTAAAATTTCAGCATCGTAGAGGGGTCTAAAGATCGCCTGGGATCCATTCTTAAAAGTAAGCTGTAGATCTCTTTTGTTGAAGTCCTTTACAAGCTGATTTGGCACTATTGACATAAACGAGCGAAAGGTAGAATCTTTAAGTGCTGGTAAGAACTTTCTACCCACGAGCCACAAAGAGCCTGGGAATTCATTCATACATTGAACGATCTCGTAGGAACAAGCCGTAGTCTTGCCCGAGTTGTGGTTCACCACTCCGTTTGCCAAATAGTTATTTGTAAGAGGAACGTGGATATCGAAGTAGGCCCTTACCCCTACGTACTCGATTGCTACTACTTCATCTTTGTAGGAGGATTCAATGTCCGGAGGATTATTGAATGCCGAACTACAAGTATAACTGGGTAACACGGCGCCTTTTGATAGATCATCTTGTGCGCCTAAAAAGAATTCCTTTAGTGGCAAAAGAGCTTGGGCTTCAGGTGAATCTGGTTCGAAAGAAGAT